GCCAAACAAGGAGCTGAAGGATATAATATCGTCGGGCAGAATATTTATAAATCCGGATTTATTGCCGGTGCGAACTGGCGCATCAATAGCGTATGGCATAAGACTAAAGATGAAGTGCCACAAGCTCATGGAGAATACGAAAATGAACATTATCCGCAGATACCATGCCTTGTGTATGGAAAGTTAAGCACTGGAACTGGTTACGGTGTCCGCTATTGGAACGTAACAGAGCAATGCTGGGACGATGAAGAATGTGATGATTACGAGTGTTCCAAAGATGCCATTGATGAATGGGCGTATTTGGATGATTTAATATCAACTGAAGAGTAATGATTATGAAACAGACGGTAGAAGAAGCTGCACGGCAAGAGCTTATGTCAAGCTATGCAATAGTGGTTAAAGGTGAGTTTGCATATCAGCAACAAGCAATGCTAAACATGTTCAGAAAAGGTGTCGAATGGCAGGCAAAGCAATCACCGTGGATAAGCGTAGAGGATGCAATACCAAACAAACAAGCAAAAGGCATGTGTCAAGTGAAATTTGTTGATGGTAGTATTGATGAAATGGCAATGCGAGAAGTGAATAAATGGATATACCCCTACATCAATACTGGATATGTTACTCATTGGAGACCTATCCCCTCATTCGACGAGATACTCGAAGTAAACAAGGATGTACTGGAACGGATTAAGGAGAAAGGAGATTGAAAATGATAAAGAAACGGTATGAAGTTTCGTGTGATTTGTGCGGAAATGGTTTAAATCACTATGCAGAATTAAAACCTACTTGCACTGATTTAAGGAGAGATGGTTTTAAAGTTAAAATCAATAACGGAAAGGTGTTTGTTTTTTGTAAAGAGTGCTATGAAAAGATAAAGAAGGAGACAAAGAAATGAAAGGAAAAACTAACACCGAAGTTGTAATTTCTAAAACAGAAAATCTTGCTGCTGGAACAGAAGTCGAAATCGTAGATGTTTGCTACGGATGCGAGACTTATTATATGTGTGTAATACCGTCAGGAGTAAAAATGACGATTGACGCTCGTTTTGTTGATATAATAGACAATATACCATTAATTGACTGGGAACAAAGACGTTATGAGCTGGTGAAGGCTGCAATGCAAGGATTTTGTAGCAATCCACATGAACAGATAATGAGTGCTGACTCAAATATAGTGGCAGAATGGAGTATTGGTTTTGCTGATTCACTAATAAAGAAACTGAAAGGAGATTGAATAATGTCAAGAGGAGAAATATTAAAGCTATCAGATTTGAAAGGTATGCACGGCTCTATTACTTTGGAATATACGGGTATTCTTTACGCAGGTGTAGATAGGGAAAAGAAGCTCCGTGAATTGGCAAAAGTTAATCCGCAGGAGTATTTTCTTGCATTGAGTGTGAATGATGATAGTGAAATTTTCAAAGACATTTCGTCGGGTTCCTTAGTGTCGCCGATGATTTTTTTTAAGAAACTGAAAGGAAAATAACCATGGATGCAGAATTTAAAAACAAGAAAGAGGTGGTTTTTGACGGCAAAGACCTTATATTCAACGTGGACGGAATAGAAATCAAGAACGGGAAATTGCCTGATTCCTTTGAGATAAAAGAACGCTATGAGATAAGCGCGGAAAGTATCTCCATGCTTGTCGTAGCGTTGGGTGACGGGAATACGCTGGCTGAATTTACTGATGTACAAGAAGGATTCAGTTTTTCCAGGAAAACACGGGTTATCTATTCCTTGAAGGATGAGTATGTCAAGAAGCTTGTCGAAGAAATAGCCAAGTTGGAAAATAAAGTAAATTCCCTGCAAGAAGAGGTTTACGCAGAACGCAGAAAAGCTTCTGATGAAGGATATAAGCGCTACCTGCTGGAAAACTTGATTAAAGAGCACAATAAGCGCTCCTGGTGGGAACGGGCAGAAAGGATTGAACTTAAAACAGAGGAGTGAGAATGGACCTGAGAATAATAGATTTTCCGGAATACCCGTGGAAGACCTTGAATGTGCATAAGGACTTTAACTACTCGTACAACATTAGTCCGGGAAAGAAAATAGAGGGGGATTTGTTCGATTCCTCCAAGATGAAAGTTGTGTCCTACAATAAAAACAGCCATGTACAGCTATTGGCTGTATGCAACCCTTACGGACTGCATCCTTATGCACGCAGGGATATGGACGGCTTGTTATGGTCTTCATGGATAGAAATAAAGGAGGGGCACTTCTGGCAAGAGATTAATGGTTGTGCAGCAGCCATTAAGTTCCCTCCTCTGTGTACGTCTCATTATTATTTTTAATCGAATTGAACAATCAGAAATTAAAAACTAAAACTTATGGAATCAAAAGATTTTTTAATTGAATCAGAGAATCCGAATAACTGTCATCGGCATTCCTCTCCAAATGGGCAAACAGTTCTTCCAGCGAATTCCACTGACGGGAGTCGCCAATGTGAAGAATCATCTTCCACAGATAAGGATTTTCGAGAAACAGAGGAAACATTCGAGCAGCAATCGCATTGTAATGGTCTCTGTGGTATACATTCTCTCTTAGAAGGCTATCCCAGGATTGTAGAAATTTTGGATGAAGAGTTGAAGCGTATAACTCTGGATTCTCTGCCAGAAGGTCATTTAGATAATCCTGGAAAGAAGGGGCGTAATGGCGCTGAACTGATTGCGGATATTGACTCCAAATTCGGAACAAACTATTCAGATTATACATGGAAGCAAGTTCGCAAACGGATTCTTCAAACCACATCAAACCAGACAACTCACCCGTCATAGTTCCGTTGATAATGTGATGGCAATACTCATGAGCAAATTGGTAAATCCATTGGCACCAAAAATCACCTCTTGTGTGAAGGTAAATAATCCTATCATTACCAATGTTGCTGCACATTGGATTATCCTTAAAGTAGTTGTATCTAACCGTACATTTATCTATCGAGGAACAAGGGATTTGAAGTGCATCGCTAAATGTCATATCGACATAACTGAGAATCTCTTTCACGATATACACATTGAAATCACCGAATGCTTCATCAGTGGCAAGCCTTATATTAGGGCTTACTTCAATAACAGGGTATTGCATAATAACTAAGTTTAAAATTTGACGAAACAAATATACAAATAAAAACGGGCACACCCGACATCCATAATGATAAGTTTAGAATTTGACACTTTACTCTTTTTCATTTGGGTGTGCCCTTTATAAAGGAAAAAATGATTATATGACGGAAGAACTTGTAACATTAGAAATAGCGAAGCTGCTGAAAGAGAAAGGTATGTTTACTGATATAGAATTTCCTACTCAGTCCATCGTCCAAAAGTGGCTGCGTGAAACCAAGGACCTGCATATTGGAATATGATATTCACATAAGCTGTTTTGGTACTACGAGATAATGTCTGTATCGAACCATGTTTTAGTCGGTCTGGCAAACAGACCTTCTATTCATTACAATACCTACGAGGAAGCACTGGAAGCCGGAATACAAGAAGCGTTAAAACTTATATGATTATGGAAACTGTAGAACTGATAATTAAAATCTCCATCACTTTATTCAATGCCATTGCATTAGGATTTGTCCTAATCATGGTAAGCAGATGGCATAGGCGCATGGAGGACAAGCTGAATGAGATAAGGGAATACACCCGTAGGGTTTCAGACCGTGATGATGTTATTTATATGAATCAGCTTCAATGGCTGAAAAGTAAGCTGATTGAGGAGGAACGATACGAGGAAGCCGCTAAAATCAATAAATGTATTGAGGATGAGTATAACAAATTAAAGAATAGGAAACGTGATTATGAAGCGTGAAATAAAATTCAGAGGTAAAAGCACTGATACGGGGAAATGGGTATATGGATTTCTCTCTTTTTTCTATACTGCCGGAAGGGACGAAAACGGACTTATCTTTACGGACAAGGCGAGGATATATTCTCCGGAAGACGGCTGCTGCTACGACGTATGGGCTGAAACCGTTGGGCAGTTCACCGGCTTGTGCGATAAGGACGGGAAAGAAATCTATGAAGGCGATATTATAAATTTCACTTTTTATTCCGACATGGCGGGACATGCTCATTTGGAAAATAGACCGGAAATAATTCGACCGCAAATAGTTGAGTTTTACGATTGTAGATTCGTCTTGCACGACTTTACGCTTGATAAAGAAAATGTAACGTATTTCACTTTTCATTTTTCGGATAAATTTAGGCATAGATATGAGATTGCAGGTAATATTTACGATAATCCCAATTTAATATAAGGAATAGATATGAAAACAGACCTCATTTTCTTTATTGCGATATTCATCATCGCAGTATTGTTTATCGGGCATTTCCGGTTGACATTTTCGCCGTTCAGCATATCACTCCCTTATTGGCATAGAGCTTTAGGAGTAGTCCTTATTGTTGCAGGCTGTTTGGTTTACAATATAGGGGAGAATGTAGCCGGGTATAAGAAAGGGCTTGATAACGGCATGGAAATAGTCTTGAAACAATTGAAGAAACGGTATGAACGACCAGGTGATTAATAAAGAAAAGATATTGCCAATGGTTGCAAAAAAGGCTATCCTCCCGGACAGCCAATCTTTTTGTTAACCTTAAATCTAATACTATGAAAAACACATTGCAAAGGTACGGATTTGAGTGAATTGTGCAAATTATGAGCCTTTGTTCAGCCATCTTATAACATGGTTTAGCAAGCGGATATGTATGTTAACCATTAACGTAATAGATTTATAAAATTAACAAATAACCAATGAGTAGAAATGAAAATGTCTGGACTGATGCGAAATGTGCAGCCCTTCGAGTTGGATTCCTTGCCAGTCGTGAGGAACTCTTTTTGTATGCAAAAGCCATCTATTCCGCTATGATGTGGGGTAGGGAGGTGAACGAGAAAAATCGGGTTATTCAGGAAAAGGATAAGTCTGTTAAATAAAAGAAAGAGCCAACCCACGCACGACCATGAATCAGCTCCTCACACGATTATGATGCAAATATACTATTTACTTTTAAAATAATCGCGTTATGGAGTTGGATTTTAACAAAATAATTCGTCTTAAAAAGATTCGTATCGAAAAATCAGAACTTTCAGAGGAAGAAAATATCTTAACTTCCCCGGTTCTGAAAGATAAGAGCCTTATCCATGAAATCTATAAAATATTTGTTGAGTTGTTGAATAAGAGGGGATGTCCGCCGAATATTGACAGTGTAACCCAGCGGAAGAAGTTCATTTTCATTATCCTGTATCTGTTTTCTCCAAGCTCGCTTGCCGGTGGGAAAATGACTGCAGGGTTACGTGAGGAGATGTCAAGAGTATTGGGGATTCAGTCCAAGAGTACAATTTCCGACAACTGCGCAGATGTCGTTTTTCTCTATCAGAATTATGGGGATTTCAGCGGGGATATAGAGTATCTTTACACCGAAATCGTAAATCGGTTGAAATTCAAAGGGCTAATCAATTAATGAGCCGGAGTTTAGTGCTCCGGCTTTATTGAAAATTTTGGTAAGAAAATAGCTATTAGTCTATCAACATAACTATGGATTCTGCTAAGCTCCTCTATGTACTGTGGTGTATCAAACGGACCACATCCTTCCTCATAATTTTCATGTAGTCCTTCAATTATTTCATAATGTTCAAAAATTAGTTTTACGTTTTCATTGTGCTTATATCTTACATCATAATTTTTTAAGTAATCATATAATGATTGGATTGATGATTCGCAAGAACCATAATCATCGTTGTCTCGATGTATTCTAAAATCATTTTCCATTTCCCTTTTGCAAGTAACAAGCTTTCTTAATAATTCCTTATCTATGCTGTTACACAATTCATTGATATACTTATATGATTCAAATTCTTTTTGAAGTTCAATTTTGTGTTCTTCCAATGATTTATTATAGCTATCTTTTACAGACTCGATTTCTTTAGTAATCCCTGCAATATCTTCTTTTGTTGCCAAATCTTCTCCTTTCTTTTTGGCGTAAGACTGAAAACACAATAAGATAACACTCCAAACAATGTTCCCTATGAAGAACAGTATTCCAATTATTAAATAGTCCATATTATTCTCCTTTCTCTAATTTAATTTTTTTTCCACAATGAGGACAAACAACAGTGTTTTCTTCCTTATCTTCATTCAGCAAGTCAGTTATTCCTACACCTAATGCCTTTGCAATTTCTCCTAACTTCCCAATGGTAGGGTTGCCGGACACTGCGGCATACAAGGCTTGATATGTCACGCCCATCTTTTTGGCAAGGTCTTGCATGGTGATACCCTGCTGTTTGCAGATTTCTTGTACTCTTAGCATGATATTCAAATTATAATTTGATGCAAAGATAGGAATAGTTTTCAAATTATACATAGAATACACAAGAATAGTATCAAAAAATAATTTGAAAATTTTTCTATCAAAATTTGGTTTGTTCAAAATAAAGTTTGATATTTGCATCGTAATAATCAAAACATAGTTTGAATAACAATTAAAAGATATACGATAATGAAAGCAACAGACCTTTTTAATTATAGAAAAGAAGATTTTGAGACTATTGAATCATTCTCAAAAAGAGTATATGAGACAGCAAAGAGATATAGAAGTTCTTTGCACTTTACACCGCAAGAAAGCTATCATGTACTAACTATACTCGCAAAGTATTATAATGAAAGCGTGTCTAATATTCTTTCTGCTATAAGAGACATTGAATTTAGATGTGCTTCAAAAAAGTATAGAATACAATGGGTAAAGTGCTTAGCGGACCATTACTTAGTGATAGATAAAAGATAAGTTTAACCAGCAGTGCGAAAGCCATGCAAAATATATACGATTATGAATCAGCAGAGTAAATATGTAGTTCGCGAATCAATTGAGTGTGGTTGCAAGGTTTATGAGGTAGTAAACACTGAAACAGGTAATCGTATCAATTATTTCGCAGATTATGAATTAGCCAAAGAGTTTGCAAGGCGTCAAAACAACGCGTCAAAGAAACGTATGGCAGATTGACTGAAGTTTAATCCGGTAGCTTTCGGGCTACCACAATATACACGATTATGAAAGCAGATTTAGTTTTAGTTATCAGCCCCGAAGCCCCACTGATGAAACAACTGGGCAAGGTATTGGGTAAGTTATGTAGTATGTGCGATTTTACCACCATAGAAAGGGGTGAAAAGTACATCACCATACAACATGATGAAACTGGGCTTGTAGTGGCTTATACAAGTGAAGAAAGATTGAATGTGAAACATTAAATATTGATTATTATGGGTGAAATAGCAGATAGTTTAATTAGTGGTGAATTTGATTGCATCACAGGTGAATATTTAGGCGAAGCGGTCGGTTATCCGAGAACGCACGCTTATGACAGACGTGAATATGTGTCGCCAGTTGAAAAGAAGCCTACCAGCAAGGCGAATGTCTGTATAACTAACATGTGCAAAGACAGAGGATTTAGTAACCGTGCAAAAATTGAGCTTGTAGCCAAATTCTTGTATAGCAAAGGTTACAAACAATTGCCTAACCTATCCCATCAGTATAAAATCATTCACAGCCAGTACAAGAATGATTTTAAAAAGTTTTTGGTTGAACAAGTAAAACAAAGAAAGGATGAATAATATATTCACAATATGCTATTCAGAAGAAGAAGCAAATGAAATAGGCCACGTCATTTTAAGTAGAGGATACGAGGGTGTTCAAAATGATAGCTATAGATATTGTCGTGAAGCGATTTGGTGGGCTTTCAAAGAAGCTAAAAGGCATCATTCAAATTACATCTGCGTTGGCGTTGCAGGTTGCCAAATGACTGTATCAAAATCAAAGCGAGGTCTTAGACGAAATGGTCTTAAATACATAGAGAAAAGGCGAATGTTTTACAAATTACTAAGTAAGTATTGATAAATGATTATGAACTCAATTAACGACGAAAGAGGTTGTAGCGTATGCCAGCCCGGTAAAGAGAACTATTGCACTTACACTACCAAATTGAAAGGTAAGAGAGTAAGAATGTACCAATATGACTATCGTACTGAA